CTTGGGCGTTTGCACCCAGCTCGTTGTTTGGCAGGTCATACAGACCTACGATTTTAAGATTGAGAGCTGCCGTGGTTGCTTGGGTAGAGAAGTCAAGGGTCATGTTAGAGACACCTGTAACAGTACTGCCCGTAGTAGAACCCGTAACATCTGCGTTATTGCCTATAGCCGCCTGAGTCATGGTGCCGTTCACTTGAATGGTAAACAACTGGTTCGGGTCATCAATCACAGAGGCACTAATAGTACCTGTTGTGATGTTGATGCTGCCCGGATAGTAGTTTTTCCAAGTAGGTTTCTGAGTGGTTGGGTCGTTATAAAAGCAACCGTTAAACACGCCAACTGCTGAGACGTGTGTACCGGGTGCAAATTTAACAAGATAACCGGAGACAACAGTTACCAAGTCACCTTGGAAAATTGCGCCAGCTTGGTTGTCGTTAATGGTGTAGCCGTACTGCTTCTGTGCGCCAGTGGCGGACAGGTTTCCTAGAGGCCGAAGGCCATAGGGGTTGTTTACGTTAGCCATGCCATGTGTCCTTTAAGTGAGTTATTTGGAGGAGTCTTGCCCACCAATGCTTACACGCGACTGTCTTTCTGGCCGGTTGATCTTCATTGACGAGTGTGCATTCGTCTTCAACAGGTCATTATCGACTGCCTTTATTTGGTCGTGGGTGCGGTCTTTGTAATACTGCCGACGCTCCTCTGCCGTTTCTTCAGGGATTCTCGCAAGTAGAAGGCTACCTACGCTGATAACGCCAGCGTTCTTGCCGTCTTGTGGGGTCTGGCCTTGGAAGTCTGGATACTCGTCACCACGAACAAGCTCATACCCCTCGCGGAGTTTTTGTGCCACGTTCATGCGATCATCCATTCCACCGGATTCGGCCCTTATCCAACGATGTCTGAACCCATCAGGAGCAGGGGGAGCATCCAAACGTGAAGGGGGTGCCCATGCTTTACGCCGCGCAGTTACCTCACGGGTTTCTTCCGTGCGGGGGCTACGATTAAGTTTTGGTATTACAGGTGCGTTAGTCATGTGGTTACTCCTTTACGTATTTGGCATATTCCTCAAGAGGAACACCCAGTCTTTTTGCAATTGCAACTTGGCTCGGACTTAGCCGAACCGTTCGGCGTGCAGAATTGTTTACTCCCGACGAGCGGGTTGCAGGGGCGACCGTCTGCACGGGACGGGCGTTTCTGTTGTCTTGTTGCGTAGTCTGCTTCAGCTCTTTTGGAAAGATACTGCGCATCCTACGATCAATTTCATCATAGTACTCTTCTGACTGAGGGTCAAACCCTTCTTTTTGGACTAAGTCAAGGTGTATTCCTCGCACCGCCCCTGTCATTACCGTATTGGTGCCAAACCATGGATTACGCTCTGCCCACTCTTCAGCCTGCGGATCTATCGGGGCCTTGGGCGCAACGTACTGCTTTTGCTGTGCCTGCTGCGGAGCTTGCTGTTGCCGAGACAGTGCTTGCTGGCGGTACTCCGCAGCATCGCTCACGCGCTGCTGATCCAGCATCATGGAGGTAAGCCGCTGCTGCGCCTCAGTCTCAGTGTCAATGTCGTACTCTTCCCGCGCCTTCTTGATGATTTGCTTGAGCGTAATCATCTGCGTATCGATGCGGCCCTTGGCCTCAATCAGCCGGTCGGCATCCGTGCGCTGGAATCGCTGTTCTAGCTCATCCGTCCGTTGCTGTAAGTTACGGGCATACTCAATAGCCGCTTCTTCTCGGCGCTGGGTCTCACGCAGACGGCCCGTCAGCTTATCAATGCGCTTCTGTACCTTGTCGCCGTACTGATCCAGCTCGTCTTTTTTAGGTTCGGTACTCGCGGTGGTTTCCACCATGGGTGCCTCTTCCTTGGACGTGACGACGGCATTAGTGCCATCCTCATTCATCTCAACCTCTGCGGGTTCTTCATCTTCACCAATCTTAAAGTCTAATTGTTCGGTACCCATACGTTCCTCCCTCACATGTGCAGAACGTCTTTAGGGTCATTGATCAGCCCCAAGACTTCGTCATCGTTTAACAACCGGATTTCGCCCCCATCAATCTGAATACGGGAACCTGCGTACCTTCCAAAGATGATCCAATCGCCCACCTTGCACCAAGGTCCTGCTGGGAACTTGGTCTCATCGGAGTAAGCTAGATCGCCCACACGCAGCACATAGCCACAGTTCGTGGCCAGTTGAGCGCGTTTCTGAGTTTCCTCGGCTAGTAGGATGCCACCTTTAGAGGTTTTAGCGCCTCGGTAGGGGAGAATGGCGATGCGCCAGCCAGTAGGGCTGGGGACTCTATCAAGTACGTCTGCGTGGATATTAGTAATGTCCACGTTTCCGTCTTCGTCGTAAGCATCGTCGAGCGTGGGAGGGGTATTTGCTATTTTATCCCTGCGCTTTTCTTCAAGTGCGGTCAACTTAGGTTGTTCCATTACACGTCCTCTGGTGGTTAAAAATTGTCTGTAGTCCTCTTACCCAGCTCATGCTGTATAAGTGCTTCTACCAATCTTATGCCTTCCAGACGACCCATCATGAAGCGGTAACGCTCCATGTCAGCAATGGTGCCATTCAGCACAATCGCTTCTGAGTCCTGTTGTAATTTCCTAAGCTCTCGCAGTACTTTTTCTGCAAATTCAAGCATGGTAATTTCCATGAAATAGCAGACAGTTAGGCCACTGTCTGGAGGCTAAAACAAATTTAGTATAGCTTTACTGGTGTATTTCCGTCACGCTTTTTAACAGTACGCACTGCGCCCTGCCGTCCCTTTGGTAAACTGAGCGTCCTACGTGATTTCCCCGCACTGGAAAGGGCAATTGCGACCGCTTGTTTTTGCGCTTTTTCGTTGCTAGAGGGCTTGCTAGAGCCTATTTTTCCGCTGGTTTTATAGGCAGAAAACATCTCTTTTATGTTGTTTGAGACGGTTTTCTTACTGGAACCCTTCTTAATTGGCATCCTAAGCCCCCTTACGTGGCTGATTTATGCGCTTTAAGGCTACGCCGGTACGCATTTGTGCAATGTTCTGCTGAGATTGGATCCTTTCCTTGTTTGCTTGGGCGCTTTGCATCACTTTTGACTGATCGATTTGTAATCCTTGCTGTTTTAGCTGGATATTAGCCTGATCGTTCGCTGCCCGTTGCTGTAGCTCCTGCGCCTTGAGCGCAACGATAGGATCCTGCCCGCCACCGCCGGGATTTGCCAACTGATCCTGCATAGCACGCATCTGCTGCATCCCTTCCGCTATTTTCAACGATATCATACCCTCACGTTGGATATCCGACACCATACCGTCAGGATCTGCGCCGTATTGCTCAAAGAGTTCCGCTTCGGTGTCTTCTTCCGCCTTCAAACGGATGTGCTGCATGATATGTTTGTACAATTCAACCCCACCCAGCGCATTTGCCTGCATTAACGGGGATAGCCCCATCATCAGGTGCGACGCGATGTGCGCATCGTGCTGCTGACCCGCAAAAGCCTTCAACTCCATGCCCCCCAGCACATCGGCATTCTCCGAGGCCGGATCCTTGGGCATCTGGTTGCTTTGAATGCGTAGAATACCGTCAATGTCGCGCACATTCAGTGCGGCATACACACGATAGTAGGCCTCGTACATGTTGTGCATCTGGGGCGCACTCTGCGCGAGCTGCAACTGGGTCTGTGCCAACGTAATACGCTGCGCGGCAGAGAAAATGTTGGGATCTGCCACCGGCAGTACCGCAACCATGTTGTCGAAGTCGGATTTTTTGATTCTGCGGCTGGCACCCGGCACGTCATAGGGGTACTCGTCAGGCAGATACGTGCCAAAGCCTTTGGCCAGCATCTCAAACTCTTGTGTCTGCGCGTAATACAGGCGCTTATGGATAGCCGACATGACCATCGAGCCACGTTCTAGCAACGCAATGGTTGTTCCGACCGCCGCCTGCTGATTTCCGTCCCCAACCTGCATGTCTGCCGTGCTGGCAAGGCGTTTACCCGCCTCAACCGTAAAGCCGAGGAGCTGAAACAGCGTCTGTGAGGGTTCTTTGTACGGTAATGGCAGTAAAGATGCAGAAAGTTCAGCCCCGCCTGCGTCAATGTCACGCCATTCGCCCGGCTGGATCGGACTGTCGTCGTCCGCGATCCTCGCGCCCTTCGCTTTAAAACCTGCGGGCAGGTTAGACAGGGTGCCTGCGTCAAGTAATTGACGTAATGCGCTCGTTGCGGTCTTGGAAAGTCCGCCAATCAGGTGAACAAAGCCCAAGCCATACGCGCCAAGCCCTTCTACCAACACGTAATGCACGAAATATTCGCGCCTGCACTTCAATTCGTCGTCTTCTACCCAGTTCCTGCGCACCCCTACGACCCGCGCACTGGTTTCGTCCAGCGTGACTACGTAAGGAAGGCGAATACCCGTGGGTTCACCGTCCTCGCCCATGTCTTCAAAGCCGGGGATGTCCAACGCCACCTGAAATTCCAACAGGAATATCTCTTCAGGAGCGCCCGTCTGCACTACGCCTGTGGCTTTATCGATGGAATACCGAATCTGACTTGCGTCAGCGGGGGTTGACTCAGGGGTAACGGCAACGTCAAGGTACTCACCGGCATAAACGCGCTTTCTGAACTCGTTCGAGTCCATGGAAATGCGGTGCGTGAGGCGCGGACACTCCGAAATAACGCTTGAGCCGTTGTAGGGGATGTACATGTCGTCAGGCAGCACAAGCCTGCTGACCATGCGCCCTATCTGCTCGTCGTAATAAACCTTCTTGAAGGTCGATCCGCCGTAGCCGGTATAGAAAAGAAGCTGATCAAACTCCGGTGTGTACTCTTTCATCACCGAGGTGATCTGATAATTCATGAAATCTTGTACCCGCGAGGCCTGCTGGACCTTGTCCAACGTCTCTTTGCCCACGGTCTGGGTACGAACCGGGCCACCGGCAGGCATCAGCTCCTTAAACGCCTGCGCTTGGAACTGCACAATCGCCTCTGTCAGCATGGGGTGTACAGCCCCTGCCGCGCCCCGGAAGGGTTTGGTGCGCTCTTCGATCTTCAGGCCCAACAGCTCAAGACCCTTCGAGTACATCTGCTCCCAGTCTGAACGGCTCGACTTGTCCGCCTCAAACAGCGCCATCAGGTCAATGGATATGCGACCCAAATCATCACGGTCAATAACCTCGGCAAGGTTGCCGTAGAACCCAATCTCGTTATCGTCCTCCTCATCCAACTCGACGATGGCGCTGCCGTCATCCTCAAGGATGATCTCGATGTCAGGCGAATCCCCCAACATGTCCAGCATGTCGGAGGCGGGCATGAGGTTCGATACTTTATCAATGGGCATTTCTAGGTCCCTTGTATAGGTGTGGGGCTATTGTACACACGTCATGGTTATGCACCCTTGGTTTTTTTGGTGATGTAGCCGCCTTGGGCTTTAGTAATTTCAGGGTTGGTCGGGTCGAAGGCTCCGCTGTTGCTGATAGCAGACTTAATTTTGTTTGGATTAAAAACAATAATTTCTTTTGTCCCGCCCATAGTAGAAAGGCCATCAAAACCAGCATCAGATAAAACTTTAAATACCTCATTATCAGGAACACCGAGTGGCAATGTTTCTCTGGCAGACCTTAAATCTTTGAGTCGTGCAATTTTATTAAGAGAAAGGTACGCTGGAGTAACATTACTCGCGCTTCCATTTTTTTGTTGCCTCGCCATGCGACTAGCATACTGACTATCGTCAGTCCACCATGAGTTTGGTTTGAATGCACCAGTAATCTCTTCGCCAGAGCCGTGATACATCCGCAGCGGTTGTCCGCTTTCGTTAACCACTTTGCTCTCACCAAAGAAATTCTTAAACTCCGGCGTGTCAGTCGGAGCCTTAGCCGTCAACGCAGCAAGGTCGTCGGCGGCTTTTGCCGCCTTACCCACAGTCCTTGCAGCCTTTACAGCACCACCCACTATAGGTACTGCGCTTGCTGCACCGAGCACCATACCAAGAGTGTCATCGTCTCGACGCGCTCTTTCAAAGTCACGCAGACCCTGTGCGGTTCCGACAACAGGAGCAAAACCCATAGCGATGTCCGCTGCGGTTTCACCAAGACTCATGTCCTTGGGTGCGTCCAACGAGGTAAACATCTTTAAGCGATCTAATATGCTGCGACTTTCAGTCTTCACCGGATCACGATCAGGCGTCACGGCGTTAGGCGTAGCGCCGATACGGTCCATCTGTGCAAGCAGTTCTGCGTTACTCATGGGGGAGGCGTCGCCGCCATTGGCAAAGCGGGCCAACTCTTCTTGAGCTGACCCTTCAGACTTTTTTATTTCACCCCCAGCTGCCTTTGCCACCCCGTAATTGCGAAGCTCCTTTGGCTTAACGTAGTAAGAGTCAACGGGGGCGTTTGGGTCAACCTCCGGTTCCGGAGGTGCCTGCATTTTGCTAAACCGTTCACCGCTAGCAGTCAACGCCGCTAACCGATCCGCTGCTCTCTGCGGCGCATCCCGCGCAAACTGCTGCGAGGCGGAGTACTGTGGATTTGTCGCTGTGACTAACGGCACCTTCAACAGCTCACGCGGACGGCTCGTCACCGACGGCGGTGTCCAGCTCATGCCTGCACCCGTTGCCGGAAGCAGCTTCGCCGCTGGGGTGTACGTGTAGCCGTAGACGGGATCGTATGTACGCGCAGGGCTGTTGCGGAAGTCCACGTCCAGCGCAGGCTGGCCAGTAGCGTAAATGGGTGGCGGCGCGGGTAGGGGCTGATAGACAGTGGTAGCCGTGTACGGCTTAGACTGTGGAAACTGGGTCTGTGTTTCGGGGGTCACGACCGGCGGCGTATAGATGGGTATCGGGAATATCTCAGTCACGCCCCGCGGAACCGTCGGCTTCGCCACCGTCCCCAGCAACACGCTAGGGTCTACGCCCACACGTTGCAAATCCGCAATGCTGGCACCCTCTTTGATGAACAGGTCGCGCAAGATCTGTGCGTTCTCAGGAGTGTTGGCCGCGTACTGCTGACTAACCTCCTTAATCCGCGCATCCAGCGCAGTCTGCCCCGGACCACCGGGTGCGTTATACCTTTGCGCTAACGCAGAGGTAAATCCCGTGGCCACATTGGTGCTAGGGGCTGTCTCGGTGTTGTAGTCTATCGTGAAGTAATCAGACGCCGCCTTGGTGCCCAGCGCATTGTTTATATCCGCCGTGCTCACCCCGTTCTCACTGGCCGCGTTCAGCGCAGCCAACGGGTTAGGGTTCTTGGCAACGTACTCCCTAATGTTCTGGTAGTACTGCTCTTGCGACGTCCCACTCGCCAACGCCCTTGCCAAACCCACAGACGACTCGGCGGACGCAGTACCCCCATTGGCGTAACGCTGAACCTGCATCAACATGTCTCTAGCGGATGGTGTTGCCATGGGGATTGCCTCTTATGAGCAAGACGTACTTCACTGGCATTCTAGCCCCTAATAATAGTCAGGGATAGCCCCCAATTCCTTCGGCTTATCCGCCTCGTCATCCCTCAAACTGATGAAATTTCCCGCCCTAAAGCGCATCAAAGCCATGATCATGGAGTCACAGTTATGCACAAGGAATCCGTTTGCAAAATAGCATTTAGCCCCTGCCACGGATAAGTTATAAACCCTGTGCATCCCTGCTGGCTTTATTACAGCGTTGTTTGCATAAGTCACTACAGTATTTCCTTCTGGTCTGGACAGAACGAAACTCCCCTCTGCAATGTTTGCAAAACCTAACTTGTCCAAGTTTCTTGGCACGGGCAATGCCCCTTCTGCGTTTGTCAACACAGACTTGGGAACAACACACCGCCTTTGGACTCTTGGCATAAAACGCTTTACCACAGACAGCACACACCCTTTCATCCGGCTCAATGTTTGCGTATGGTTTCCGCGCATGTGCAGCATGGATGCTGTTCTGTGCGTGTCGTCTATGCCACGCTCGCCCTTCAGGGGATGCGTGCCACAAGGCTGCTTTGCCACGTATTGCCGCCAGATGCTCACGTTGCTTTTCCGAACCCCCATGCGCTTTTTGTCCAGAATGCTGCATTGATCGGTGTAGTTTTTTGGGCAAGCACTGTAGGTTTGATATGTCGTTGTTTGTCGTGTCCTCATCCACATGGTGGATCTCGTGCCCCACAGGGATAGTTCCCTTGTAAAAAGACCAAACATCCCTGTGCAAGAACCCGCCAGATCTTCCAAAATAACGGCGATGTGCTGCGCGTGGGCTTTCAGGATACCTGCGATAGATGAGACCGTTAAAGCTGACCTCTTCCCGTTTAATCCCTGATTTTGTGGGCCATACCATGGGTATCCCCTGTCCGTTTTAGATACCGTGACTATAGTGCTATTGCGCGTATTTTGCAACTGATCCGGCGTAAGCCACCCACCTACTGTGCCTACCGGGTGATTGCCCGTTAACACTACGCTGCCCCCAGCCGTGGACATCTCATAAACAGGGCGCACCCCCGTGTAAGCCGAAGCCGTAACCTCTCTAGCCCCGATTGGGGTAGCTACCCTATCTCCCACCCGCACCTGTTCCACAGGACAGGATGAGCCGTCCGCCATCAAAATTAAACTCCCTTCGGCTAAACACAAATCGTCGTTGTCCCCCTTCGGAAACGCCGCACACTCCTCAATCAGGTCGTCCGCCCAGTCGGTGTCCGGTGCCCACACCATCCCACTCTCCAGTATCGTCGCAATCGAGTTCGCCCTCGATATCTTATCCTGACCCGCTCGCCTTCCGCCGGGGGAGTACATCGTCACCGGAATCCCCACCCTCCGCAGCTCCTGCTGAAGCGTGGTGCCTGTCGCTTTCGCCTCGATCAGCACATTGTCCGGTTGCCAGTACAGATACTCCTCTTTGGCTATACGCTTCAACTGCGGAAAGTCCCAACGCCCCTTCTTCACGTTCAACAGCAAGATGCTCGGCCCACTGTCCATGTCCACCGTGAACACACCCCACGTCGTGATCGCCGAATAGTCCGCCGTCTCCTTCTTCGAGTACGCCGTGTCGTACGACTGGATCACATACTCTAGGTGCGGCGTGTAGTCCTTCGTCCACCGCTTCCACCAATCCCGCTTCAGGATCGCCCCATCATCACTCGTGGGGTTCTGCTGCCACTGCGCCTGCCACTTCTGCGGCGACAACGAGGCCTTCACCGCTCGCAACTCCTCCAACTTCCAGAACGCTGGCCACAACGGACGCTCATTAGGCTCCCCCTCGTCGAAGATGGCCGGAAACTCAATCACCTCCCACCTGTCCGCATTGTGGCTCGCCTGCGCCTTGATCAACCGCGCCGTCAGATCCATCGTCCCCCACCTCGTCATGAGTACCACAATAGCCCCTCCCGGCTGCAACCGCTGCCGTGGCCCCGAGGTGTACCACTCCCATGCGTTGTCCAAGGCCAACGGCGACATCGCATCCTGCTCACTGTGAGGGTCATCAATGATCAATACGTTCGCGCCCCTACCCGTCATCGCACCACCCACACCCACCGCAAAGTACTCCCCGCCGTGGTTCGTGTCCCACCGACCCGCCGCCTTGCTGTCCGCCTTCAACACCGCATCAGGGAACACTTCCTTGTAGGTGTCCGTGTCCATCAGGTTCCTTACCTTCCGCCCAAACCGCACCGCCAACTCGCCCGTGTGCGTCGCCTGAATGATCTTGGTGTCCGGCTTACGGCCCATAATAAACGCCGGTAACAAATACGATGAGTACTCCGATTTGGTATGGCGCGGCGGAAGGTTAATAATTAACCGCTTCAAGGTGCCATTCGCCACCCGGTCAAACGCAGACGCTATACGCTGATGATGCGCACCAACTATCGCCTGCGGCCAGACGTACCGCGCAAAGTCTATAAAGTTCTCCCGCGCAGAGTCCTGCGCCTGCAGCAACGCAAACCGGAGCTGGAGTCGAAGGCGGTCAGCCTCAATGTCATCAGTCTTTACAGCAGCGGGGGGCAGCGCCATTAGGAAGTCCTTTAAAAAATTTTTGCAAAAAATTTTGGGGTCATTTGCGTATACAAGCAAAGGGGTCGTTTTGGGGTTCCTGCCCTCCAGAACCCCGTCCGGGCTTGGAAATCTTGGGAAGTTTCATCCGGCACTCACGGCACAGCCACACAATTACCAACGGCTTGGTGTAATCCTCATGGTGCATCTGGGCAGCAGGGCTTGCACAGACGATGCACGGCAGGCGCTGGATCTTACCCCGCTTCAGGTACACCTGAGCATAGCTGCGACAGTTGTCCTTCACCCTCTCGGCAGCGGTCAGGGGCACAACGGCCCTACGTTTACGCATTGACGCAGCGTGGCACGTCAGGCAGTTGCGCTGGTTAGGTCGGCGGTCATTGCCGCAGGGGCATGTGGGCGTAGTTGTGGTTTTCATGGGTAGAGTTTATTGATTGTTAGTGTGGAACACAATCTGCGAAATTTTTTGCAAAAATTTTGATGGGTTTTTGGCCATTTGGTTTTGAGA